CGGGATGCCCTTCGGCGGGGATTGCGAGTATGCCGACATGGATGCCTGCATCGCTGCCAACCAGGGCAAGGACGACCCGCAAGGATATTGCGCGACGGTGATGCGGGAGACTGAGGAAGCCTGCGCATCGAGGAGCGTCCGGATGTTCAGGACAAAGATGACGCGCCCGGAGATCAAGGTGCTGGACGAGGCCCAGGGCCGGGTCTCGGCTATTGTCTCCTCCGAGACGATCGACCGGGACGGCGACAAAATACGCGCCGAGGGCTGGGATCTGCGGAACTTCTCCGCCCATCCCGTCCTGCTGTCGTCCCACGAATATCACTCCCTCCGGTCCCAGATCGGCATCTGGGAGTCGATGGATGTGGTGGGGACCACCATGAAGGGCGTCGCCAGGTTCTTCGTCGGGCGGGGGAATGAGGAGGCGGATTGGGCGTTCGAGTTGGCGAAGGAGAAGGCCCTGGCGTTCAGCGTCGGTTTCATCCCTGACATGGCGAAAGCTGTGCCGCTTCACAAGGACGACAGCTTCGGCGTCCGGGGAATGGAGTACAAGGGCCAGGAGCTATTGGAGGTAAGCGCGGTGACCGTACCGAGCAACCCCGATGCCCTCCAGCGCATGGTCAAGTCCGCGAACCTCCACCCCGTCATGGCCGAGATCGCCCGTGAGCGGCTGGAGGTGGAGAAGGACTCGGACTCGCCCACGCTCTCGGAGGAGCAAGTCGACCACATCATTGATATGACCACCGAGCGCGTCATGGACCGGCTCGACAGCGAGCGAGCCGCCGAGCCAGATGACGATGACAAGGGCCGCGGGGACAAGCCCAAGCGGGACGCTGGTGACGATGAAAACCCCGACCCTGATGATGAGACGGTGGACGAGGATGACTACGGAGACGGCGACAAGCCGGAGGACCGGCAGGCGTTCGACCCCTACGCAGAGGCGGTAGCCGCAACCGAGGCAGCATTAGAGGAGGTTCCGCGATGAAGGATGGAATGCCGGATAGTCAGGTCGAGCTTGAGGAGTTACTGGACAGCCACATCGAATCCAAGACGGGCAGCGCGGTCCAGGCGGCGGTGACCTATGTGCTCTCCCAGGCCGGTGCCAAACGGCTCCCAGTGGCTGAGAGCTACAACGAGGACGCCCTCGGCGTAACCGAGGACGGGAAGTGGCGCAGCAAGGGCGAGTTCTTCCAGAAAGTTTTCGAGGCTGGGAATGGCTTCGGGATCGACTCCAGGCTCATGCATACCCGCAACCTGGGCGAGAACTTCGGGGACACCGGTGGCTTCCTCGTCCCGGAGGAGTTCAGGCCGGACCTGATGCAGATTCCCCTGGAGCAGTCGGTGATCCGACCGAGGGCGTTCACGATGCCGATGGGCAGCAACGTCCTCCGCATCCCCAGCATCAAGGAGACATCGCACGCTTCCAACCTGTTCGGCGGCGTGTCAGCGTCCTGGGGATCAGAGGGTGAGGACATCTCGTCATCCAGCAACCAGCCGGCCTTCGGGCAGGTGGTTCTGGATGCCAAGAAGCTCACCGGGTACACGGTCATCAGCAACGAGCTGGTGCAGGACAGCGCCATCGCAATCGAGACGCTCCTGACCCGGCTCTTCGGTCAGGCCATCTCCTACTTTGAGGATGTGGCGTTCATCGCCGGCAGCGGCGCAGGACAGCCCCAGGGCATCCTGAACAGCGAGTGCCTCATCAGCGTCGCCAAGGAAACCGGACAGGCCGCGGCGACACTGGTCAAAGAAAACCTGGACAAAATGTACTCGCGGATGCTCCCCTCCAGCCTGGGGAATAGCGTCTGGCTGGCCCATAACGATACGTTCCCGCAATTGGCCAGCCTCTCCCAGGCCGTCGGCACCGGTGGTGGCCCGGTCTGGGTGTCCAATATGGTCGGTGGGCCGCCGAACAGCATCTACGGCAGGCCGATCATTTTCACGGAGAAATGCAAGACCTTGGGGACCGTGGGCGATCTGATGCTCGTGGACCTGTCCTACTACCTCATAGGCGACCGGCAGGCCCTGACAACGTCGGCTAGCCCCCACGTGCGGTTCACGACGCAGGAGACGGTCTTCCTGTTCAGCGAGAGGTTGGATGGGCGGATGTGGCTCGACAGCGCACTCACCCCACGCAACGGTAGCAACACCGTGAGCCCGGCGGTAGCCCTGGCCACCAGGTCATAGTCAGAAGCGGTAATAAGGAGGTTTGAGATGGCACGCAGTGCGTTGACGGAGATGAACATCTACCACGCGGGGATCGTCACGGCCAATGAGGACATTTACAACGGGAATATGACGACCGATGTCATATCGCTCGCCAACTATGGCGGCGCGGTGTTCGTCCTCGTAGAGGGGGCTGGTGGGACCGGGACGGCAGTGATCACCATCGAGAGTTGCGACGATACGACTCCCACGACCTCCACGGCGGTGGCGTATAACTACACCGTCTGCACCAGCGGCAATACCTGGGGAAGCATCACCGCAGCCACGGCGTCCGGTTTCACCACGACTGCGGGAACCAACCAGGCGTATGCGATGGAGATCAGAGCCGACGAACTCAGCGGCACCGACAAGTACGTCCGGATGGTCGCGACTGAGTCGGCCAACGACCCCGTGGACGGTGCGGGTCTGGTGATCCTGGTCGATCCCAAATATCCGGCTGACCCACCGCGTGAGGCCATCACCTAACCATGCTGGTCGACACGCTGGTCTGCTCGGAGTGCGGCAGTGCCGCTTGTGCTGGTACGCAGGCCCAGCACTGCCGCCATACGGGCAAGGTCAGGCAGAGGGTCGAGGCCGGTGGGTGTTCAATATTGAACACCGCGACGAGGGTTCTCCCTTCCAAGATTCCAGAACGGTATGGCCGACTAGGACGGCCCAGGAAGGTCGTCATCAAGTAACGACGTCGCCCCTTACGGGGCGCAGCAAGGAGGCTGCGGCGTGGCTACAAGTTTGCACAGTGAATATAAGAATGGTGGACTGCTGTTCTACCAGACCCATCGGCACCGGATCGTCAACGCTATCGGCGACAATATCCAGTTCTACGATTTGCAGCACCATGACTGCCAGCCGGATGCGACTGATCCCCTCGGCTATACGGCGACGGTGGTGGAGGCTGGGAGCGGGAATACCGAGTGGACTGCCAGCAACACCGAGCGCGGCGCGAGCACCATCACCTGTGCCGCCAACGAAGATGACGGCGGGAGCTACCAGCTACTCGGCGAGAGCATCCTGCTCAACTCGGGCAACTGGGTGTATTTCCGGATCAAGATGTCCATCAACGACGTAGACCAGACCGATTTCTTCGCGGGGCTAGCCATCACCGATACCGCCATCCTGGGCGGTGTCACAGACCGCATCGGCTACCAGTCGGTGGACGGTGATGCTGGTCTGGATTTCCTGGTCGAGAAGGATTCCTCGGAGACGAAGACCGAGGACGTCGCCACCCTGGCGGACGGCACCGAGGTCGACCTGGAGTTCGTGTGGGACGGTGCAGCCGAGTCCCTCTATAGCTACGTGAACGGCTCGCTGACCAGCACCCAGACGGCGACCACGAACGTCCCAGACGATGAGGAGCTACGGCTGTCCGTTGAGTTCTTGACCGGCGAGGCCGTGGCCAACGTCATGACGATCAGGAAGTTGACATTCTGCCAAGTCAACCTGGAGGCATAATGCCCACAGTATTGAAGAGTTGGGACGAGGGGAAGCCCGGTGCGCTCGCCAATATCGCGGCAGAACGAGCCGCTGCTACGGGGACTGCGGTGACTACCCCGGACGTTGTGGAGGAGGCCGAGGAGCCGGAGGAGGAAAAGGCCGAGGAAGCCACCGCTGAAGAAGAGGCCGAGGAAGAGGCAGAGGAGGCATAGACGATGGCAGGCTCTGTCACCCTCACATACAGCGACCACGGCACCGTGAAGTACGCCCAATGGTCGTGGACCAGCGATGCGTCCGGGGATGTCTCCGGCACGGATACCAAAGTGCTCAGCGGCGTGGCCCTGCGGTATGCGACCAACCCTGGCGGCACGGCTCCAACGGACGACTACGACATTGTGATCAATGACGAGGACGGCATCGATATCACGGCTGGAGTCCTGGCAGACAGGGACACCAGCAATTCGGAACAGGTGCTGACCGGTGGCGATGCCAAGGACGGGGCCGCGTTCATGGGCGCGCTGAGCCTCGTAGTGAGCAACGCGGGGAACGCCAAGGAAGGCGTCCTGCGGATGTACTACAGGTAGCGAGCCACCATGTCCTGGCAGCAGCTGCATGACATCAGGCAACAGGCGAGGGAGGACCGGAGGCTGGCCCAGACCACGCCTCCGATCGCCTGCCCCATCGATGGCGAGGTGCTCGATATCCGGCCCGATGGTGTCCGTAACTGTCGGGCCGGGAACTATACCTGGACTGGCTGAATAGAAATAGAATAGGTGGCCCGTCCTAGAAAGCAGGGGATGTGCCGAACTGGTACGCGACCCGCGAGGGCGTGAAGCGAGCCGTCCGCTCCAATGGCAACGAGAACGATGAGGCCATAGACCGGCTCATCGAAGCGGCAAGCCGCGACATCGACAACGCGACCCACCGCTGGTTCGTCCCCAAGACCCAGACCCGATTATTCCGCTGGCCTGGTAACTACGGCACCGGCTCCATCCTCTGGCTCGATGCGGATCTGATCTCCGTCTCCGCGCTTAAGGCCAAGGCGCAGGATTCCTCTCCCACGACAGTCTCCTCATCCGATTATTTTCTTGAGCCGGTCAACTCTGCGCCTCCGTACAACCGCATCGAGATCGACATCAGCAGCACGGCAGCATTTGAGGCTGGGGACACCTCGCAGCGGTCCATCAGTGTCGCTGGCTCCTGGGGCTACAGCGCGGATACCACATCGGTGGGGACCGTCTCCTCCGGGCTAGCCGCCGACGCCACCGCGACCGAGATGGTCTGCTCCAATGGATCTCTGACATCAGGCATCAACGTCGGGCATACGCTCCTGATCGAGAGCGAGCAGATATTCGTGAGCGAGAAGACCGCCGCGGCGTTGGCATCCATCCTCGTCAACGGCGCACTGACCGCCGATAAATCCGAGAACGTCACCGTGGACGGAGGGACGCATGGGATCAGCGTGGGCGAGGTCGTGCGTGTGGACAGCGAGGAGATGCTAGTCCGCGGGACTACCGCGACCGTCTTGACCGTGGAGCGAGGGTTCAACGCGACGACGCTCGCCGCCCATAACAACGACACCGCGGTTCACATCTTCCGGACGCTCACCATCGAGCGCGGCGTCAACGGCACCACCGGGGCGGTCCACGCCAACTCCACCGCCGTCAGTGCATACCGTCCACCCGGCCCGATCCGCGAGCTGACGATGGCGATTGCGATTGCCGCCTACACCCAGGAGGCCGCGGCCTGGGGCCGTGCCATCGGCGTCGGGGACGCATCGATCGAGATGACCGGTCGGGAGCTGAGTGCGCTGTCGATGCGGGTGACCGAGCAATACCTCCGAGCCAGGGAGTACGCGATCTGATGCGGTTTCATGTGAGATTGGATATGACAGGGCCGATATTCAAGGCCGGTGGGCCTAACCTGGACCGGGAGATCAACGGTGCCGTCAAGGAGCTGGTGCAGATGGGCGAGGAACGGTTGGCCCAGACCTTGCGACCACGGCCATCACCTGGAGTATATCTAACGATATCAGAGGCTGGGAAGAATGCCAGCACAGGTCATTATCGCCGGTCCATTTCGACCACTTTCAAGAATCTCGGGGCCATCATCAGTGATGGTGGCGTGGTCTATGGCCCGTGGCTGGAGGGAATCAGCAGCCGGAATAAGACCAGCCGGTTCCCTGGGCC